CGTTTTAATGAGCACGCACTTAGTGTTCATATGGCTCGTATTGGCCTTAAATATACCTCCGAAGATAAAGGTGATGCCAAACACGATATGCGTGCCTTAAGTGAAATCTCGTATTTACAGAGAGGTTATCGATACGAGAAGACTTTTGATCGATATGTTGCTCCATTAAACATACAAACTGTTAAAGAGATGAACTACTGGTACCATGACTCCTCCAGTGTGTATAATAATATATCCCAAGTTGTTCAAACTTCTCTACGTGAAATGTCCCTCCACGGCAGAGAGGTTTATGACCAGTTATCACCGATTCTTTTGAAGAAGTATGCTGAAACTGGTTTGAATGGTGTTACTATTACAAGTTATTTGAGAAATTTGCTCAGCACCAAGGACTTAGTGGAATATTATTAAATTCATAATGACCTAGATACGTCTTAAAACTTTCTTATACCCGGTGTGATCTTAATAAAATATATAAAATCCGAGACTCTAAAATTTTATTATGCTGCCATTCTGCATACCCTGGCTATTTAGCCTTATACCTTAGGATGGGTAGCGAGCAGTCCTCGCAATATCCAAAGGCCCTCGGTACGACATAGGCTCTAGGTTAATCCTATGTTTAAAAACCGACCTGCTGAACAAAAACATGAAACTGGTTCGCTGACTACCAATGATGTCAGCAATTTGCTTGAAAGTAATCTTATATCCCATTCCGATTCTCCTTCAGACGACATAAATAATATTATTAATAATGTCACTACAAATTTTAGCTCCGATGATAATGTCGCTGTCGGCTCTATGCTAGCTCCTATTGAAATTCATAAAGATCTTGTTGACACCCACTCTGCTGGGAAGATGCAGGATCTGATTGATTTTCTGGCGAAACCATATTCAGTCGCCACTGGCTCGTTTGCAACTACTGATACATCTAGTACATTTAGTGCTTTCGACATGTTTGCTCCTCTTATTACTGATACGATCTACTCCAATAAGTTGCAAGGATATTTTGCAATAAGAGCTGATGTGGTTGCTAGATTACAAATCAATGCTAATCGTTTCCAGCAAGGTCGATATATACTTGCTTGGCTCCCTACTGGTGGTGATCCTGTAGCCACCGGTAGTACTTTATTGGATCGTTATTTATTTGATCTTACTACTCTCACTCAATTACCCCACGTTGAAATTGACGTTTCAACACAAACTGAAGTTATATTCAAGATACCCTATATATCATCTACCACCGCATACCCTTTGAATCTAACATCTTCTAATAATCCTGGCTCTCCAGGCCAATTAATTTTATATCCTTATTCCCCCCTCGTCTCTCCTAGTGGTTCAACTACTTGTGGATACGAAATTTTCCTGTCTTATCATAACGTACATCTAGGTGCACCTATTGCTCCTCAGATGGCCGGTGGCTTTAAAATTAAAAAGAAAAAACCAACTCCTCAGGAAGGAGAACAAAAAATGCATAACATCGGCCCCATAGAAAGTTTCTCTAAAACTATAGGTTCTGTCGCTAATGGCATTTCTGCCACTATACCTTCTTTGAGCTTCATAACCGAACCCGTTGGATGGGCTGCCGATATTGCTGCTGGAGTTTGTTCTCTATTTGGCTGGTCTAATCCCCTTGATATGAGTAACGTTACTCGTGCCGTTCAGACATGGTATCCATTTTCTGTCAATTGTGACATGCCTGATTCCTCTATGCCCTTGTCCCTTTTTGGGCGTAACGAGGTTGAAACCCTTCCAGGTATTGGTGGTACTGATGTCGATGAAGCCTCCTGGGATTATATTAAAA